GACAAGGCAAAAAAAGAAATCTTAAATGTTGATAATGTAAATATGTTAGATATTGATGAACACAACATTGATGATGTAATTTATTATAGTTTAAATGGGTAACACAAATATGAAATATCATTTAGTTTACGGTAGAGAATATTATGACTCTAGTCAAAAGTATGACCCATACTTTTATTCTTATTCAACTATCTTTAGAAATGTGTCAGCAGATTTAGTACCGACTTTAATGTCTTTTAAAGATAAAATCAAAAACTATTGTGATAAAAATTACAAAGAAGAAGCAACAAATTTTCAAAATAGAACGATTGTAAAAATTTTATCAGATAAAGAATATTATGAAACTTATAAAGATGTTTACGGTGAAGAAACATTACTTAATGATACTGATAATTTATTTAACGATTATGGTCAAAGATATAACACAAGACAGTTTTTTAAATATGACTTCGATCCAAATATTACAGAAAAATATTCGTTTGAAAACTTAAACAAGAAAGTGAGTTAATTATGAAATACAATGAAGATAAAATTATAAAAGAAATTTCAGATTATATAAAATCAACTTATGGTGAACATTACAGTACCACTAAAGATGGTTTTCAAGTACAAGATATGCTAAGACAATTAGGTATTGATAAAGATTTCTGCCAGGCAAATGCAATTAAGTATCTATGTAGATACGGTAAGAAACAAGGCAAGAATAGAAAAGACTTGCTAAAAGCAATTCACTATATTGTTTTATTAATGAGTAGTGAAGATAACAAATAATTAGGAGGACTATACTATGGCAATTGATACAAACATAAGTTACTTTAAAGAAGATGTAGGTAAAAACCTATACAGAAAGAAAACTTATTATACACTTGTGATTGAACAAGAAGTATTAGCAAATGATAAAGACGAGGCAGATGTAAAATTTAGTGAATGTGGTATTGACCACTCACAGATTAACCACGAGATAACTGAAACAAAAGATGGTGTTGAAACTTATATGGTTGACGCTAATTATTCAGATAGTGGTGATACAGAATATGTTGCTAAAGTGGTTTATGATTTATCGGATCCTTATGCAAAAGAAGAAGGATATGTAGAACTTGATTCAGATGCTGAAGAAGTTTTAAAAACACCATATACATCAGGCGAAGGAATTTAACAAAGGAGAAACTATGATAGAAACAATCGCAACAATTGATATACTAAATTTAGCAGTAGATCAATTAGATGAAGGTAGAACTTTAGATTGTAAAGATACCTTAATTACATATAGAGATAAACTTCAAAAAGAAGTTGATGAGTTTGATGAGTGGGCAAAAACACAATCAGATATACATACACAATTAGAACTTGAAGTGGAGGGTAAATAATATGGAATGGACAATACTAATATTAATTATATTAATGTTTGCTATTGCTATCACTTATGCAGGTGAGATTTACTTGTTTTTAACCTTATCATTAGGGTCGTTAATTAGTGATATTATAGATAAGTTTAATTCAACCAAAAGTAGAAAAAAGTAAGTGATGAACTACACGTGGACAGGTCGAATCGTCAATCCTCGGTCATCCTCGGACGATTAATATGCACAAAAACACAGTAAATATGCGAATTTTTAATAGCTTGACAAATACATCAATTTATGATACTATTAATGAATAAACTAACAAAAACTATGAAAGGACTAATATATGTCATTTAGATACGATAAAGAAAACTTGTTTAAAGAGTTTTACGTTGCAAAAGATAAAGATATTGCTTTATCAAAAAAAGATACACTTGAAGAAAAAGAGGTAGATTATTATACTAATCGTATTCAATTCTTCAAAGATCACATAGAACTTAAAAAACAACATCCAGAGTATTACTCTAATGTTGATATTAATTTTGAGAACTTGTTATCTTGTTACTTAACTACAGAACCGAGAGAAACTTTTTATCAAAAGATTTTCGGTAGATCATTTGCTGAAGTAAGAGCAGATTCTATACCAACTTCTATTAAAGATTTTTAATGAAGACAAAAAAAGAACTATACAAAATAAGACTAGACCATTATAAGTGGTTAATATCTAAAGGTATCAAAACTACGTTTGAAACGGTTTGTAAATTTAAAAGACCTAATATCAAATCTAGTGGTGAAACTTTAGACTTGTCAATGTATAAAACAGACTATCCTATACCGTGCAGTAATAATATCGGTGGTAGTACAGCAAAGAGAGTTTATGCTACACAACTTCCTGCTGGCAAGACAATTAGTGTGGCATATAATAAAGGTCCTTATATGGTGGTTGACGCCAAGGACTTTAAAACTATGGGGAGAAAAGTATGAAGAAACTATTGTTTCTAATTTTATTAGTTTTAGCATTTAGTTTTCAAATGTATGCTGAGTCATTAGCAGATGAAAACAAAACTGTAACACCAAGTGAACTTGTTACAACTTTAGGTGAAGTGCCTTCTAAAGTATCTAATCATTTAAAAAATGAATGGCAAGATATTAAAGAATTTCAAAAGACATCTTGGCAAGAAGGTAAAGAACAAAATGCTAAAAATTGGGCAAAGATTAAATCTTTCTTTTCTAATTTAACTACAGGTACTAATTAATGGACTTTCATTTAACTAGTAATAATGACGGTACAACTTTAATTAGACCTATTTCTGCTAGAGGGCATACCTTCTGGCAGGAAAAGAATTTTAATAAATTTGTGGTAGATAATACCGCAGAACATTATGTTATATTAACTGAAAATCAACCAAAAATTTGTGATGAGATACGTGAAAACAATATGGATTTTAGCAATTAGTTTATTGTTAACTAATTGTGCCGCTAATAGAAGTCAAACTGGTGCCGTGTTAGGTGCAACTACAACAACAGCAACTTGTGTAGAAATGGGTGCAAGTCATCCTGCTGTAATTGCTACGTGTGCTGTAGGTGGTGCTTTTGCAGGTGCAGAAATTATGTACAATTCAGATTATGATGTACACAATGCAGTTTTTGTAGATCATTTAAACAATGGTCCTGGTGGTTCTAGTTATACAAACTGGTACAATCAAAAGACAGGTAACTCTGGTGTGATTAAAGTTACGAGATCATACCTTGAAGGTCCTTTTAAGTGTAAAGATTATGACGCAACTATAGATATTACTAATCAATGGCCGTTGATAGGTATTGGTAATGTTAATAGAAACGTTGTGTTTGGTACGGCGTGTCAAATGCCAGATGGTAAGTGGGTTGAAAAAAGATGATGAATAAGAAAAGAATTTTATTTTTAATATTTTTATTATTAGTATTGATACCAATGTTTATGGAAAAAGCAATATCAGGAGAACAAATATTACATAGTAAAATTAAATCAATATCGCCAGAAAAAACTGATGGTCAATATTGTTTTGTTAAAGTAGAAATTAAACAAGTGGGTGATACCATTGTGAAAGAAGAAATTTTGGAGTGTGCAGACGGTAAAAAAGGCATAGAAACACCAGGTTATTGGGAGTTATTTGCTCAATTTTACTATAGGGATGTATCTGCTCCAGAATATTGTAGGTACTATAGTAGACCTAACCACGTTTTTAAGTCGTTCGGAAAGACGTGTCTAAAAGTGAACGGTGAATGGGAGGTCCAATGATTAAAAACTTAATCATTATCGCTCTTATAACTATTGTTGTAACTCAAACCGATATTGGTTTTACTGATATTATTAACTATATTGAAATAGGGCTTGACAAATTACAAGAAATAGTATATACTATGAAAAGGAGTGTGTAAAATATATGATGAAACAACTAAAAGTAATATCAGTATTAATTGCTAGTTTATTACTAACAAATTGTGCTGGTTCTTATAAGATGAAATCAGAAAAAGGTAAAGTCTTAAATACCGTACCAAAATGGTATATGGCAGATTTTTCTGAAAAGAAGGCGTGTGATACACCAACCTTCGGTAAAGACAAAGATAAAATGTGTATCTTTGGTGTCGGTACTGCTGTATCGCCAGACTTATCATTATCAATTGAAAAAGGTATGATGTTGGCAAAAGCAGAACTTGCCGATATTATTAAAGGTGAAATGAATAAGTCTTCTAAACAATTCATAACAGAATTAGGAAAGACTCATACTAAAACTACTGTATCCGAAGTTGAGAGTACGATTGTAAACTTGATTAAAGATACACCTGTTAGAGGTTATGAAATCTTTGCTAAAGATGTAACTATAACTAAACAAGGTTATTATAGAAGTTGGATTGGTTTAAGATTGCCAATGGGTGAATACAATAAAATGTATAACTTCACTATTGCAGAAGCTGTTGACGCCTACAATGTAAAAGAAAAGGCACAAATAGCGTATCAAAACTTAATCAGTAAAGAAGAAAATGAAGATAGTAATTTACAGTAAAAATAACTGTCAGTATTGTACCAAGGCCAAGCACCTTGTAAAATCTCTTGGCCTAGAGTACGAAGAAATGAGTTTTGAAAAAGATTTTAACGGTGATGTAGATAAATTAGTAGAACACGTTGGTAAAAAAGTTAGAACAATGCCACAAATAAAGATTGATGATGTACTAGTTGGTGGTTATAATCAACTAATTGAATACTTTGTAGAAAAGGGAAAGGTAAATTTTAAAGGTGAGATTATTAGTGAGTGATGATAAGATAATACATTTTCCTACTGAAAGAATTGTTAATCAACGTAGTAAAGAACTTGATGAACAAAGACGTAAAATGGGTGAAAAGGTTGCCAAAGAAATACAAAAACAACAAACAAAACAATTTGTTGAAACGGCAGTTGATGATATTAGTATGGACTTATTAAAAAGATTTGTAGATTTAGCAATGAAAACACAACAACCACAGTTTACAAAAGACTTAGCATTGTTAGTTGATATTATGAGAGGTATGATTTATAGAGATTTTGGATTACAACATCCTGCTCAAAAGTTATCAGACAAAATGATTAATTTAAAAACAAGTAGAAATGGTAACCTATCAGCAAAGATTGATTATTCAAAAGTCATAGATGTACCAACTAAATCGCCACAACCGATTAGTACAGAAATTAAAAAAGAATTAAAGGATCTAAATGATACCGCAGGTTTCTTTGAACCAGACGGAGATTTAGATGACTAAAAGAATTGCAAATGCAATCGCCTTCACAGGTTGTAAAATAGTTAACGTGAAAGGAGTTTAAACAAATGTTTAAATTTTTATTTAATAATAAAGGAGAAGATAAAATGGCAAGAGCTAAAATATCTAAAACACAAAAGGTATTAAACCTTTTAAATTCAGGTGCAGAAATCACTTGGAAAACATTAAGAAACAAATTTGATTTAAGATCACCAACTTCAATGATTGGTAAATTGAGAAATCAAGGTGTGATGATTTACACAAACAGATCATCAAAAGGTGTTTCTTACAGAGTCGGTACGCCTTCAAAAGCAGTTATCGCTGCTGGACAAAAAGCATTATTCGGTAATACTGCTTACGGTGCATAATTAATAGGGGCGCTTCGGCGCCCCCACCACACTATGACAGAATTTAAAAACGGAATTTATAACACATTAAGAAGTTTGATAGGCACAAGTATTGGTCGTGCCTTCATTTACACTTTAGGTCATATAGTAATTGCTATGACTTGTAATAGATTAATAACAGGTGCTGAATGGGCATTAGCAGGTGCAGACGCAATTATAGAACCTTTGATTAACGGTGTTTGGTATTATGTACTAGACAAATCTTGGAGTAAATATGGCAAATAAAACACAAATTTTAAATGAGATCAAAGCATTAGAAAATACAAATAAGTATTTTAAAAAAATATTTGAACCACAAGATTGTGGTTGGATGAATACTACAATAGACGGTAATAAATTTAGAATTAAGGTATTAAAAGATGAACTCAAAAATAAAAAGTCAAAACATTGGAGTAACTATCTCTAAAAAAGAATATCAATCTATAGCAGATTGTATTCGTAGCGATCAGGTTCCTGCTAATCACATTGCAGAATACTTTGAAGATAAATCATTTTACAAATGGTATAAAAAGAAATATCTATGACATTTGCTGAATACTTATTATTTCCTACTCCAATTTATATAGATAGCATATCAGGTAATCAACTAACAGTTGTTCAAAATGAGATTAAGAATGTTGTGAACAATTATCAATTTGACGATCCGTGGAATAATGAAAGAATAAAAATTTCTGGAGGAAACTTTACCGATAATCAACTGGTTAATTTAGATCAGTTTAAATTATCATTAAGTGATATGGTTGGTAAATACCTAAAAATGATAGATGAAAAAGATTATGTTTCATACTCAATGGAAGAATCTTGGATCACCAAATCTACAAAATATTCTTATGCTCATATACACAATCACAGCAATTTTGATATATCAGGAGTTTACTATTACAAAACAAACACTATGGATGGAAATTTGTTTTTTGAAAATCCTATAACTGAATGTATAGCGTCAAAGATAGGTAGAAAAAAGTTTTTGAAAGACACAATATCTTATCAACCAGAAGTAGGAAAATTTATTTTATTTCCTAGTTGGTTAAAACACGGTGTTGATACCAACACTACAGATAACGAAAGAATTAGTTTGTCGTTTAATTTGAGATTACTTAATGAAAGAATATGATACTCGTAGACCTTAATCAAGTTTTAATATCAAACCTAATGGCTCAAGTAAGAGGCAAAGGTGATGTAAAACCTAACAAAGAAATGATTAGGCATATGGTATTAAACTCATTGAGAGG